ATGTGTTGTGAAGATCTAAAATCCCAATAAGAGAATGGATAATCTGTTCTTGTTCTTTGGCATAGAGGGATTGCTTGGTGGGCATCTCTTTAGATAAAAAGGGTTCAAATGTTTAGATTATATAGAGCGAATATCATAATATTGAATATATATTATGATAAAGATACGAAAGTATGCTACGTATAAATATGGCATCTTAATATTTCCTTTGTTTCTTTTTTTGTTTCTTATTCATTTGTCTTTGCTTTCGTTCAGGAACATCAAAACTGTCAAGAATTTCACTTCTTGTCAATATATATGTACCCAATATTTCATCCCTAAGGTTTTTCATTTGTGTAGGGACTTCTGACCAATATTGGGATGGATCTTCTAAATATAAGGTGAAATGTTTATTCAGATCGTGCGTGATCTCTCTTTCTGTTTCAGTCTCCATATCGATCCTTTCGACATCATTGGGTAATTCCAAAACATTGATTGTTTCAAAAAAATAATCAGGTATATCTTGCCCGTTTTTTCTGAAAACTCTATAATTGATTGTTTCAGCAACATCATATTCTTTACTATTTTCACATTTTACCCAGAAATGTAAATATGCCCACTTCTTCTTCAGGAGGTGCTTATAACCTTTGACGATGGTGCTTTTGATATTATGTTTTAGCAATAATTCATGTAAAATGATTGAACTTAGAAGACAATTTCCAAAGTTGCTAATGCTGACAAATTTTTCGACAACTTGTTCAATTAATCGTTCTTCGTGTGAGGATTGACGATTACTCTGAAAAGAAATCAATTCCTGCATCCTATCACAAATCTGCTTTGTCAGGTGGGGGTATTTTGTAGCCTTTTCATAAGAATCAAGATATGACTGAGATAAGAAAAAAGCAATCTGACAATCTAAAGTCGACATTTCATCAATCGGTTTTTGATACTCCGTCTTTTTCATCGTCCAAAAAGCCAAATTTTTGGCTTGTCTTTCAATCATTTCTTTTTCAGTAAATGATCGATGTGATTTATCGGACGCATTTACTCCATTATATGATTCCAGTGATTGCCAGTGAGAACAAGCATATCCAAGAGAGGATAGTGCTGGACATACCACCTTTCCAGGGAAGCCAGTGTATCCTCCGGACGAATGGCGTGGAAAAGGCACCAGCGGACACGATCGCGTCCTACTACTTGTTGTAGTTGCCGACAATAGGCAGTGGCCTCCTCGCGCTCCCGAGGTGTAAGAATGGCACCGGGATGAATTCGTGAAGGTTCGGCGACAATGTCATAGATGATGACGGTCAATGAAGACGACGTCCTTTGTAGTATTTGCTCGATTTCCTTCTCATGGTGGTCGAGTGTGGTAGAAGTATCACCGAGAAAAGGTGGTGTCAAAGGATGGTAATACATGTCTCTATAACTAATTTTTTTTTTCCGTATTGATGTTTACAAAAAATAGAAAAAAAAAACCATGAGCTACTGGCATCGTCTCCGACTCGATCCGATCGTTAAGGACCGTCGTGTTTGGAAAGCCACGTGGACTGTGGATCCTCTATGTGATGATACAATGCGCGTCATGACCCTTTGGTTCGAGCCCGGGATGCCCGAGTCAGACGTGACGAAACTCCGACACGCCATCGGTATCGAACAGACTCGTCCTTTGGAAAGGACAGCGGTTCTATACCGTCTCCTCGTGCGTAGTCTACCTCAACAATCCGGTTATTGGGTCTTGAAACGGAATCCATGTGTTCTCTTCTAACCGGTCTGTCTAAAGAATAAAGAAAAGAAGGATAAAAATCATGGAGACGATTGGATTTTATCATGTCTGGGAGGACAAGGAAGGAAGCCCGACGTGGGGTGGGTGGAAGAATTTGTGGGAGATGGTGCCTCATCCGGTGGTGATTCTGATTGGAGACAAGGAGTGGCCGGAGGAAAGAATTAATCGGATCAATCCGAGGATCGAGTGGGCCAAAGGGGATTGGGATGGGTATGACCGTAAAGGAAAGCGTACATGGATTCGCCTTCCTTCGTTGTATCATGCGGCGGTGTTTGGCAAGGCGGCTTTGGTAGAGGGTGGATTTCGATATATTGTGGAAGATTTCGAGTGGTGGCATGTCGAAGAAACCGATGGACCTTCCGCTCTTCTACCCATGGTATCACCGGAAACGTTTCGTCTAGAAAATCGTGGTGATGTGGCCGTATGGAATTCAGACATTCAGAAACAATGGAAAGCAAGGTGGTTACGCAAAAAAGAGGGGGTTATCTTTTCAGAAAAGGAAAAGCGAGAGTTTATCAGCTGGTGCCGGATCGTGGGAGAGTGGACTACGATTTATTCGATCTTGGAAGAGGGGTGCGATCTTGACCGTGGATCATTGGTGTATTTCAAAGCGTTGTGTGATCAGAAGCGAAAGGTTTCGAGGGAAGAAGACGAGGTGTTGATGGAATTACGGGACACGTTGTGGGGGATTTTTGTGGCGCGAACCACGGTGTTTCTTCCGGGATGGCTATGGCTTTTACAGTTATATCGTGATCACCCGGCATGGGAGAGGACTCTTCTTCATGCGAGGATGGTGGAGATGATGGCCGATCTTCCTATGGATGGAGACATAACGAAGGAGGAAGACGTTTTGGCACAGTACAAGAGCGGGCTTTGGCTCGAGAAAAAGTACCTCATGTCTGGGTCGCAAGAAGAGCAGTTGTTGTATGAATACACGGAATGTCTTCGTCATCCCGATATGGAATGCCACCGTAGAAAGTGGATGCCCGTGTTATTTTCGAATATGTCGCGGCTGGCCAACACCGACACCCGAAACAAGATCTATCACACCCTCTTGACCTTTATGAAGCCCCTGAAGGAGTGGGATCACAGTGAATCCGGCATGATTGCCTTTGATAAGAGCGATACGGACTTTGTGGCCTCCAGTTCGGCCCTCATGGTCAGTCCTCATCACCCGGAATGGTATTTGGTGAATGTTCGAAAGGTGAACTATCGGATCATGCCGGGGGGTGTGTACCTGTCCATGGTCGGTGGCGCATGGAGCCATGGGTATCGTGGAATCACCCGCAATGAATTTTACTATATGGACCGAGAAACCATGCAACCAATCAGTCCCATTTACCCCATGACCAATGATATCGCACACAAGTTTGAGGAACATCATATTATCGGTATCGAGGATGTGCGTTTGGTCCGTGGAAAGAAGGATCAGGTCAAATTCTATGCCACGACCAAAGAATACAGCTATCTTCAAGGCGCCATCCGGATTATTGAAGGAGAGTATGATGTGGTCCGCGCGAAACTGACCAACACTAGGGTTTTCCATCCCCCTCATGATGAAAACGGATGCGAAAAGAACTGGAGCTGGTGCGGCGAAGACCGCTATATCTATAAATGGCACCCCATCGAACTCGGTCGTGTCGATCCACATCATCATCTAAAGATTGAACAGAAGATTCCGTCCCCACCCTTTTTCCGTGAGTTTCGAGGATCCTCTCCCATGGTCACGTGGAAAGGGTATGCGTGGTTTGTGACGCATTCAGTAGTCATCCTGGAGAACAATCGTCGGTACATGAGCTACCTGGTGGCCCTCGATCTGACCAAGGGTCAAGAAAAGGTGGTGGCCTACACCCCTGCCTGCTGCTTTGAGAATCTGCAGATTGAGTACAGCGTCGGGTTTGATATTGATCTTCAGGGAAGGATCGTCTTCCTGTACAGCGTTAATGACGCTACCAGTCAGTGGGTGCGCATGCCCGTACTCGATCTTCTCCACGATCTCATCTTTCCCGACGCCTCTCTCCGTGCCCCTTTCCTTCGCACTATTCTTTCTACACCTTAAGAGGGTAAGGATTTTAAAAGAGAAAGGTGGATGGAGGCGTCAACGATTTGTATTCGAATGAAGGATGGAAAGATCATGGTGGCTCGAGGGGGTAAACCGTTTTTTCCACCTCCACTGGATAAGGAGGTGGTGGTGATCCAGCCCAATGAAGAGGCGTTTATGGTAGGCCCTTATCCCGACAAGAATGTGATGATTATGCGTCACGACAAGTATCAAGAGATGAAAAAAGAACTTCGATTAGCCTGTCCCAATGCCCGTCTCTGGAAAGCCATGGCCATCATCTTTATGGTCATGTTTGCGATCGTCTCTATGCTCCATCTTCATCATTGGGAGCACTCCCGAAAACTCCTCCAACTCATCCAACATCATTGGTCTAAAAAATAGACTCGATCTAAAGACATGCAAAGAGAGAGGGAAAACTGTGAATGACGAGGATTGGGGTGGTGGTGCCCTGTTACCGGTATCATATCCCGCACTTGGGACGATTGTTACGGAGTCTCGTGGAACAGACGCGATTACCGGATCAGGTTGTGGTCAGCTGTTCGTCGACACTGGCGGAGGAGATGCCGTACAAGAAAGAGGATTATCCGTTTTCGTTGGAGATCTATTGTACGGAAGAGGTGAAGAATGCGGCGGAGAATCGTAACCGTGGAGTCCGATACCTTGGTGAAAGAGTGGACCTTGTGTCTTTTTTTGATGCCGATGATTGGATGCATCCTGTTCGGCTTGCCTTGATTGAAAAGGCGTTTCTTCACTTTCCCTCTACCAAGATTGTACTTCATGATTTTCATACGGAGCACGAGGATAATTTCGAGGGATTTCCTACGATCTCGATCTCTGATGAAGAAGCGATCCGGTTCTTACCGGGCATCCTGTCACCGGGGAATACACAATGCGTGGTCCTTTCTTTTTATTACCAAGCCCAGGCGGGCATTCACCACGCTCAGGCCACGGTATCCTTGGAAACCGCGAAGCGTTTTCCTTTTTGGGAAGACGCATCTTCGGCCCGACGAGAGGATTCTATTTTTTGTCACCAGGTGGTGGTAGATAGTGGATCGGATACGATGTATCTTCCTTACAAATTGTCCAAATATTCACATGAGGGACAGACCTATCGTTTTTCTTTACCGTGATGATACCTACACGTCATCAATAAACTGTAATTTCCTGTTCTTTCTCGATCGTTCTGATAATACTTGAAGCGGCCGTGTAGAATCCGTTGACGCCGCAAGGACGAGTAATAGGACTGATACACCATGAAGAGTTGCCGGCTGGAATCAAACTCGATCGTGTAAGGAAGGAAGGCATCTAGGAATGCGTCCCGTAACAAGGCTGAAAATTGTTCTCGATAATACGGGTCGTACTCGGCAATCCGATCACGTATTTCTTGAGGTAAGGCGACAAACATTTTCATGATCATTATCATCAAGGTCGACAAGGCAATGTTCTCATTTTTTTCATTTTTTTATTTCGTTTGTATAGATAGTAGTATCGTATCCTTCCATGAATTGTGGGTACGTAGACTCTCTAGAAAAAGTCAAGATTGAAGCGTCTCGGTCCAAGGAAGAAAAAACATTTTTGAAACAACACGCTACCGCAGTATTAACTACCGCGTTGGCCTCGATGAAGTTTATAACGAGCACAAGTCCGACAAGCACCATTTATTCGACGACGGCGCCGGCACGTGATACCCTCTATGTTAACTTTACCGGTAAATTGTTGACACTGACGAGTGCGAAATTGAGTCTTTTGAAGTGGGTGACCATCAAGTCAACCACTAATAAACCTTCCACAACGACTTCGACGTTTAATTTATACAGTAAGATTGCCAGTTATTCGACACCCCTTGTCACGTCGACTTTGACGTCGACCATGTCGGCCACTTACTCGTACACGACCAAGATTGTTACCATTAAATCCAATGCGATTCCGACCACGGTAGGTACCGGCTCTGCCACCATTACCACCTCGACGCTGACCGGTCATCAGATAAGTCAGTTTCCAATTTTGGACACTACTCTCAAAGCCATTGATGGCAATTCGAACACCATCAAAGCCCAGAAACTCCTCATTTATCTTACGACCTCACCAACAGGAGGCACCAGTGCCTGGACTTCCAGCAAAGCCACCAAGACCGGCATGGGGATCATGGGATTCTGGCTGGATAATACACCCCTCTATGTGATGGTGGACAATGATGGTCAAAATCCCGCTTCCCTTGAGATTCAGGATAAGTATGCCCGACATCCCGTGGAATCTGGGGAGTACCACGGTCACCTCTTATCCCCCGAAATCATAAACTATACCCTCTCTAAACTGACCCTGTCTATCGTCGGATTTGCCATTGATGGATGGCCGATCGTGGCTCCTTTCCTTAAATCTAATGGCACCATCGTGGCCAATACCGATCTCGATGTTTGTCACGGAATCCTTCTAACTGGTAATACCCTTGGTCTTCCCACAACGGTCACGTTTCCCTTCAAAGTCACTGTGGGTACCAGTGTAGTCACGACCACAGTTTCTTATACCTACGCCTACGTTTGCAATCTCGAGTACCCTTACACGATCGGTGCGTTCCGTGGCACACCGACCACCACCGGTACGTATCCCTAATCCATGATTGTTTGTCCTTTTTTTTTTTCTAGTGAATGGAAAAAAAAATATGAAGCATTACAGAACATAATGGTAGATGTGATTCTGTGTCTCGTCGCGGCGGAGGTAATCTCGTTCCAAGAGGCTTTGTATTCGTTTCTTCATCATGGACACCTCGGGTGAAAAGAGTTGGATCTGATTCCTGGTTTCCATCAAAAGCTGTGAATGCTCCAGGGTTCGTCTGGACTTCATGATACGCATCATGATGGAATCCAAGATCATTTCTCGGTCCAGTTCCAATGCGGTCGTGGAACTACTATCGGAATTGGTGATGGAAGAAGAGAGGTGAACCTTGGGAACAACGATATTTCGTCGACGGTTCTCCATGGAGGTATTCAAGCACCATTGATCCGTTTTGGGATCCTTGATCAGGAGAGGAAATTTGCTTCCAGAAAGCGATTTCAGTGCCGCACGGACCATATGTCCCTGTTTTTCTCGTTCCGTATCATGTACAAACACGTTTTCGATCAGGTCAGATTCCGTCCGAGGAAGCATCATACAAACCACGGCCTGGAGCGAGGACATGTTCAGATCATGGTACTTATGACAAGAAAGATGAGCACGAAGAGTCACCTTCCCCCACTGGGTCACCATATCGAAACGCTTGTTCTCTCCACCAAGCTCCTCGTGAAGAGACTGAATCCTTTGATGAAGGTGTCCGGGGTACTGTAGTGTCTGCCACGTCTCACGAGAAGCTCCCCATGCAATGCCTGAAATCACCATAAGATCCACCATCGTTCCACAAAAAACGCTGCTACCACGGTCACGATGGTTCTGAACATCATTAACCATAGTACGAAGGCTGAGAATGTAGGAAGAACCCATTTTCTGTCGCAGCATATCAAGCATGGTTCGTTCATAATCAAGGGGTACATTTCCTTCCAGCAACCGGAGACGTAAAAGATGTCGATACTGGGCCTGAAACACATCCTTGTCCGGAAGGAACTCAAAAAGACACAAGAGACTTTCGACACGTGGATTTTCCTCTAAAGAATCGGTGGTGGCATGATTCTGAACACGAAGTTCATGGTCCATGGCACGCGCCAAAATGGAAATCAGCTGTCCTCGACTTGAAAAATACTGCTTCCAAACATCCCTGGAAACTTGTTCCTTCTGGGTAGAGATCCATTCTTCCCGACGATAGTGTCTCCGATCTTTTTGAAAGATCTCCACCAATGGATCCGCAGTCTCAGTGACCAACGCCTCGAGCGTCTTTTCCAGGTAGGACTTGTAGACCCCGCTCGAGGCGTCATTCCCAAGAAGCGAAAGAAAACGGAAACACGACTGGATCTTGAGTTCGTTGTCGGTACGGAGCATCGCAGTGAGGCCATACTCCGGATGCGTTTGAACAATCTCTTGAAAAGGCTCAAGGAGATGAGTCCGCACAATGCCATAATGATTTCCCAGGGAGCGACGAAGCATAGGATAAAGATTGCTCAACGTGGATTCGACACTACGATGGGTCAGTACATTATCAATGAATTCGGGCAGTGGAATCTTGAACTGCCATTCCTGTGCCAAGGCTCGACAATGAAGATCATAGTGTTCGAGAAGATGAGATTCCAAACACCAGTAAAATTCAGCGTCCGCCGAGACATACGTTTCCATCTCTGACAGGATTTCCCAGAACAGCGTTAGTGAACCGACATCCGACGTGGACGCCAACGTCTTTTCCCGATCCTGAAATAAGTGAGTCGTCACATCCCGAAACACGAGTGCTTGGTTTCGTTTCAAGTAATGAGTATAAAATGTTGTCTTGTAGAGGGAGAGCATGTGTTGGGATGGATGACCAAATAAACGGAGAAAAGACCGGTTCAGAAAAAAGAAAAACAGACGGAACCATCGTTCCATCATCTGAAACGCGTGCCAATGACGATACATGGTCTCAAGATCCACATACACAAGCTCCTTGATAAATCCTCCCATCCGTTCCAGTTGTAGATCTACCAGCCGCTGTACGTCGCTATGGTCAGCTTTGTTTTTTCTCATCTCGTTATAGTAATGTGTAGATACCTCTACGGATTCGGCAATGGTGAAAAACTCATTCCGCCGATGGTGACGAGAATGAATAAAATCAGAAAGGTATTCGAATAACCGCTCCAGGAGCGACTCCAACATAGTATCCCACATTCCGTTGGTCTTTTGAACTTTTGAAGAGATGGATGCGTGGCAAAAGACTCTCAATTTTTTTTTTATCCTCCTTATAAAAAAAAAATCGCTGAGAAAAGAAATGATTTTTTAATCTTCTTTTCCCTTTTTTCAATGGACCCTTCTAACTTTCTTTACTTTGTTTTTTTTTTTTACCGCATCCATCTAGACAGACAACAACACATCAACAACATCAACAACATGTCCGCCTCTTCCAAAAAGACCCATCATTTCGATTGGAAAAAGATTGAAGAGAAGCCTGATAACTGGGAGGTACTACGCCATCTCATTGGCATCTGTAACACGACCGATGAAACCTATCATGACCCGATCCAGACCAAAAATGGCCATTGGAACAAGATCTTTTTAGAGATCTTCAAAGAAAAGATCCGCACCAAGTATGGTAGTGTGGATCCCTTTTTCCCTTCTCCTTCTCATGAGGCCGAGACGACCGCCAACCATACCAAGAAGAAGGGAAAAAAAACCGCCAACAATACCAAGGACAAGATCCAGAAAGAGAATGAGAAGAAGCTGTTTGAAAAAGACATGGACATGATCCGGTTTGATTCTAAACGCTTCTTTCCGGTCAATACTCTCTTCCGATGCCAGCCCACCTTTTCCTTTATGATTGCGGATTGGAATATTCTCCTCAAGAAGAAGAAGATGATGGGCCAGACCATTCCTGAAAAGGAGGCACTGGACGCCATGATCAGTCTTGACCGGATCTACCACGAGGATATGGAAGAGGATCAGACGATGGAGCCCGAGATTCGTTCTTTTTTCAAGCACCTTGTGGGATTCTGTGGGAATATACTGACCAAGGAGCAGATTTATCACCAGCTGTTCGTTGTGCATCCGGAACTGATGGTCAATCCATTTTCTCAGAAACGGGTCGGACGGATCCAATATTATCCAGAACAAGTCGAGGTCCTCACGAGAGTGGTGGACGCTGTGGTCCTGGAAGAACCGATTCTTTTGGGAGACAGGATGCCTCCCGGAACCGGCAAGACGTTTCTAGCCGTCCCTTTGGCTCAGAAATTGGCTTCTTTGCATCGAAAGAAGACGGTCCTTTTTGCTTGTGATAATCCACTGGTACGAGCCGATGTCGCACGTCTGGCCTTGTTGGGACACAGCCTTCATCTATGGATGGGTAGATATGATATGAACGATGGTGAAGATGGACCACAATTCTTGATCCGTCCCTACAAGAGCTGTTTTCCCAATACCTGGAAAGAGGTGTACAAGAAGGAGGATGAGAACAAGACAGCTAGTGTTTATCAGCAGTTTCAGTATTATCTTCATCAGACGGAGAAGCAGCCGGATATCTTGGTGACGGATCTTCAGACGTGTGCGGAGCTGTTGGCCGATGACCGTCTGCGCAATCACTTTGTCGCGTATCTCGACGAGTTTGTGAGCACTCCGTCGGCAAACTCCATCATGGTCCGGATCACTCAACATCTTCCTCGTCAATCCGTTCTTCTCTCGGCCATCCTCCCTCGTTTTGAAGATATGCCCGCCGTGGTCGATTGGGTTCTTGCGTCTCACCACGCCACTCGTGAGAAACATCTCGTTCGTATCGAATCCAATCATCTGACCATCAGCTGTACCCTTCTCGGACCCGACGGTCGAGTCGTCCTTCCTCATCATTATATCGATACAGTCGATCAGATACCGATGTTGGTCAAGAGGATCCGAGAAGACCCTCTCTTGGGACGAATGTATGCGGCGCAGCAGGTTCACGGGATGGTGAATGTCATCAAGGACGATCTGGTCGCCACGGGATTTTCCTTTGAGGAGAGATTCCCAACGGCGGGACGAATCGACCACAAAGGCATCCGGGATTATGTTCTGGATCTTTTGATTCATCTCATTCCATTCCCCGCGTTGTTTCAACGCATGCGGGAGTTTCGACCCACGATCATGGATCCAGTGGAAATCAGCAAAGTGGCCACCGAACAAGCGCACTTTTTTCAAGGCAAGACGCTGTTCATCACAAATCGTGACCAGATCTTTTCTATCCTGGATCAAATCCAACAAAACCTGCTGGTCGATGCCCCCGACGTGTCGGTCATGAACGAAGCCAACATGAAAGCACGAAAGGAACTGGAGAAGCAGCTGGAAAGCCTCAAGGAAAGCAGCGGAAAACCCAAGAAAAAAATCGATCCTCGTGAACATCAGCAACAGATCAATGAGGTCAGCGAAGAACTACAGGCCCTGCGACACGTCCAATGGCCTGAACGATTTATCGTGAATCGACCGGCCCACGCCGCGTACTACCAACACGTGATTCAAAAGTCCTCGCCTCTCCCCATCCTATCGGAAGAGTATGATAGCGCCTTTGGTACCATGTTGTATCGTCTTCTCTTATCAGGCATTGGGGTGTATGATTTTTCCCAGTGTACCGAGTATCAGAGGAGGTTGGTCATGAAGATTCTGAAGCAGTTATCCTTTTTGTTCGCCAGCGATGAGATTGTCTTTGGAACCAATATTGAGGGACTCACCAACCTCTTGATTGATGCACCGTTTGGAGAAAGAGTGAGCCGCAACGTCCTCTTCCAGCTGATTGGAAGAATCGGTAGGGTCGGACAATCCTATGAAGCGAAGATCGTCACCAATAGCTGGGAAACATTGAACAAAATCATGTCCTTTATGGATGCCCAGGACGAAGACGCCCTCTACTTTCAGCAGCACTTTTCAGACCTGTTATAAAAAAAATTAAAAAAAAAAAAGAAATAAATGCAAAATAATTTTACCGATAATTCGAGCATACCATCGGCCTCGCCATCGTCGCCATCGTCGCCATCGTCGATGTCAGTGTCGACATCGGCGTCAAAATCCACAATGAAAGTTATTCTAATGACCACTTTATTTAGCGGTATCGGATGGCTTGTAGTGACTCTATCTCTCTTAGTAACTTTTCATTTGTTACTTTTTAATTTTCCCGAACGATACGAACTTAATTCAAACCTTAAACATTTTGGTGTTCCTATTGAATACGACCAAGTCAAGCCAATTGTTATCATATTATTCATCTTGTCTTTTATTATTTCGATAGTACAGACTGTATTGAGTTTTATCTTTTATACAAAAGGACGACGTGTCCTCCAAACCGGAAATCCTGCCCAATTTTTGATGTATGAAAATCTGATTGGATGGTTGCCCATCACCCTCTCGTTTCGTCTTTTGATGGCCGTTGTTTTATTTGGATTTGGCGTGCTTATGCTTATTGCTCTCATGAAAAAAGATGATCAAAAAGGTCAAGAAGATCAACCAATGGTGAAGACAGTGAAACTAGATCAAGACGATCAACAAAACGATCAACAAATGGTGAAGACAATGAAACTAACTTTGATATTGTCCATTCTATTAATCATCGGTGGGTTGTCAGAATTCGCCATGTTTGTGACGACCATCATTTCTAGCACACGTATTATGAACAACCTCGGTACTCTAGTGGCGTCTCCTTGAAAAAAAACACAACGTAAGCTTGTCGAAATATTTATGAAAAAAAAAAAAGATTTTGTTCCAATAAAAATCAATCACCATCATGAGCTCCAAAATACCCCGAGCCTATACCGTTTTTAAGATGTTGAATAACCTCTTCTTCTGTACCTTTTTTATTTTTTGTTTTATAAATAGTTTGACACGTAAATACAGTGATTATTTTAAAATCGGAATGGTATTTTCAATACTATGTTTGATTCTCATCAACCTCGTCCTTTTTGGGATGGAGGTCAATTTCCTACGAACCAAGGAGGATTTTTTCTTTGAGGTTTCTCCGAATCGGGCGGCATGTCTCAAGAAACAAGTTTCTCGGAATCCCTGCGAGCGTTCTTGTGGCACCGGATGTGGATGTTGCGGTCGCGGCACTGTCGGTGGTATTCCTCCCGTGTACCAAGAATGGCTCGATGTGGATCCGGATACGGGGTCCAATTGGCACCGACCGGACGGAGTGGTGACCAAAGCCACCGGTTCTTTTAGCAATGGTACCGAAACCGTTTGTAATGCATGCGAACCTCCTGCGTACATCAACTATATCGATGGAACTATTGTGAACGCTAGCTAACCTCGGATATGTTCCATGTTATTTTTTATCGTCTCATGAGGATAAAAACGATTCCGTTGCGATGGTGTAGTTCCTAAAGTCTCGCACTCTAATGAACATTTCCTTGGAAAGCTAACCATACTTCAAAGGTGTCAGACTGATTTTTTTTTTTCGTAGATACTAAAAAGAAACCAATGAAGTCTTTTCCCACCTATCAAACTCCTACCTCTTTGGCGTCGCACTCTGCTCCAACAACAGATCTTCATCTGACGACCGTGGGAGGTGGTCTCGGTGAGAACGGCCTCGAGGAGAAATGTGTCTTGAATTTTGAGTTTTGTATGCGTGTCATCACCAAATTATACTACTACCAAGAAGTTTCTCATTCTCATGTTGTCCACATGGACACGATCAAAAGAGCCTTTGAAAGACTTGGTGTCTATGACGTCCATCTCCTGTTTGCTTATTCCGCAGCTACGGCCATGTCGATGAAAGCCGCGGTTTATGGACTCACCATGTACAATAATTCCAATTTAAAGCAATGGACTACCTCTCCCAGCACCGGCCCGCCTCTCCTGAGCATTATGGGGATCATGGGTAAGTTGGGGGGAAGCAAGTCTTCCCGAGGCATTATTGCCTTTCGTGGAACAAACACGGATAGCGACTGGTCCGCGAACTTAGACTTTCAGCGTATCAATATCTTTCCTCAAAAAAACACGTCTGTCAAGGTTCGCGAGAACTCGGATTCCCTACTCGATAGCCAGCCACTGCTTGGTCCCATCAAATCTAGACTGAAGACCAAGGCGGTGTATGTTCATGAGGGATTCTACAATCTCTATACACGAAACATTGGCATCATGGTGGACAAAAAGACACCCGTCTCCCGTTGTTTTTGTGCCACGCCTTGTCAGAGTCGTCTTCGTCATCGACCCAGAGACTGTGAGTTTATACCACCAAAGAACGTTAGCAAGATTGACGTTTCGTGTATTTTGGATAAGACCGAGATTCAATCAGGTAAGATGTTATGTGGAAAGAAAAAGATGACAAAGAAAGTGGCAGCTTCCCTTCAACAACAAATCCTGAACCTGAAACACTCGTCTTTTTCGCGTGTGACTGAATGGGTGGTTACCGGGCACTCGCTGGGTGGCGCCCTGGCCACCCTCACGGCCACCCACCTCGAATTACTTCATCCTGGATCGGTGGTGGGTCTCTACACCATCGCCAGTCCGATGGTGGGAGAACGCACCTTCCATAACCTCTTTCATGAGGTCCTCCATCTTGGAGATCGGACCTTCCGACTCTATCATATGGACGATGTAGTCCCCACACTTCCCTTTCTTTCCATTCCGGTGGGACGACCTTTCCCGATTTATGGAACACCGAACGACAAGAAAGACCCACATTCTGTCGAACACTCCTACCTACCCCTGATACGAAACTTTTTGGGAAAGCCTGTGAAAACGATTCACCGACAATTCAAGAAGGAACATCAGAAACGAGAGTACATTCTTAAAACATTTGGAAAACCCGCACTTACCATGGCCGCAGCTCTGTATGGCATTCCTCCTGCCCTTACTGATGCCCTTCTCACCACGGCCCTCACTGCAGCAGGCACCGCCGTCAAAACCTTTATTCTCCCCGAAGATCCTCCTTCTTCACCAATTGTGTCTTGACGGTATCAACTTGATTCGATATCTACTCACTTTGTCCATCTGATCAGTCCGGTGGATCATTTCGAACCTTTGGTTTGCGGAAACAAACCAAACCAAAAAAATGTATTTCAAAATAATTCATGCTCTCTGTCACGACGGTGGTGAAGGGGAGGGGGACATGTTGAATTTCAAGTCAACGCGTCCTTTGCGCAGATAGGACGGGTCCATGGCATCAAAGAACTCCGTGGACTTGTTGGAGATCAAGAGAAGGATCAGATTCGGAAACATGCCCCAGTGAATCTCGTCCAGCATCTTGTTCCACCCTTCTTTATTCGCGACGGAGATGGGAACCTTTTTATGAGGAGGAATGCCTTTGTGGATCTCCGTCATGGCGATATCGAACTCGTCGAAAACCAGGACAAAGGTCTTTTCGTCATTCTGGTCCACATCGCCCATCATCTCCGCAATCGTATCTCCTGGTTGCCAAGGTTTGAGCGTGCTACAATACCCTCCCCGGTAATGATCGGCCAAGAGGAGTCCGATAATTGATTTGCCCGTATCAGGAGGACCGTACAAGAACGCCACCGTCCTTCCCTGCTGTACCTGATGCTCGATAATCTGGTCCATGACCATTTTCTGAAAAGGCCGAGGCGTTAGCCGCGATAGAAAAAGCTTGCGCTCTTTGAACCATGAATTTTCATAGGGACCGAGTCGTTCATAAATCACAATGTGATTGGAAGTTTTGTTGTCATTGTGTTGTTTGTGCTCCATCGTTTCCTGTTTCAGGTTGTGGTGATCAGAAGCCAATTGAATCTGAACCTTGTTAGGTTGAAGCATGAATGACTCATAGCTGGCGGTGGTGGCAATCATCCAGGCCGACTGAGAGTTGTATTCCACCGGGGTGGAAAGATAAAGGACATACCAACGACCGGCCGAGTACCCATACCCCTTGTTGGGACCAAGATGATGGGTACACCAAAGACTGATGCGTTTCTGAATATGCTTCACTTCTTCCCGATCCGTAATGTGGTACAACCGTAATCCCATAAAGTGCGTTAATAAAAAGATCAAAACCCACGGCATCATCAAAAGACCATTGAATACCGATCCAAACCATAAACCTTTTAACAACGTATGATATTCTATCATCCTTCTTTATACCTTTTTTCATTGCCGTGGACCTTCATTTTTTTTTTTTTTAATAATTTACTACTCTTACAATAAAAAAGTTCATGCCTACCTCCCAACAACTCTCTTCAGACGACCAGGGTTACTTTTCAGCTAAATCGGAAGAACAACAACAAGGTTACTTTTCGGCCCGTGAAAACATGTCACCCAAACCGTCCTCGTTGATACCAAAGTATAATGATCTTCGACAAAAGGTAAGAAAACGTAAGAACGATATGGTCAAGGCCAAGACCAAGACCAACGTGGTGAGTTCAAAACCACTACCACTAAAACCACTAAAACCCTATGTAGATAAGAGTAAGGAAATCAAGGATCGTAACCTCAAGATATGGGAGATGATGCAAGTCAAGACTCACTTTGCAGATTTTCCTCTGGAGTTTTTTCTACAACTCATCAGCCACTCCAACCCCAAACTTAGTATACCGCTGTATCACGGTGTCTCGAGAGAACGATTGGAATTCCTAGGAGACCGGGTCCTGAAGATCATTCATGGACGCATGGCATTTGAGACAACGGACAGCGCAAAAGAAGCAACGGATCTAGTTCATAACCTTGAATCAAATCGAGTTTTTTCTTGCTACCTCGAAAAGCTAGGTAAAATATGTACCTTGCTTCATTACAATTACAATTCTTCCGTCAAAAATACCAAGCTTTGTGCTGATTTCTTTGAGGTATTGGTTGGTGGACTTTTTTATTTTTACTTTTATAAGAATGCCGACTATAACATCATCCAACGAATTGATACCTGGATCCGTGATGTCACCGTATTTTCTGAACACGTCTCACAACTTCTCAAGGACAAGAACTTTTCAAGACACCTCGACCCCGTTTGCTCCTCCTTCTAAAAGGTAAAGAACAAGTCATCGGATATTTATATTTTTTTTCTTGAAAGTTCCCTTATTCTGGTTTAAGAACACCATGTCTGGAGAGGAAAACTATTGAACGATGGACTTGATGCAGCGGTATATGGAGGACGAGGAGGAGGAAGAGACACTGACGAGATTTCACGGGGACATGAGTCCTGACGAACGACTGGAATTCGTCATGGTGGTGGAAAAGATGCTCTGGTTTGGACCGTCCGGTCCGATGAAACGGTTTGTGCGCCTCCTCCTGGAAAAATCTGAGATCCCCACTAGCATCAAATGTCGTATGGCCGAGTATATTTATGACGATGATCAAGAGTTGGTGAGACGGGTCCGAGCATGGATTGCGGCGGAAGACATGGAGGTGACGTGTCGGATCGATTGGATCGAAAAGATGATGAACATGAAAGCGGCTTACACCGCGTCCCAACAGATTGAGGACTGGCAATCACTGGTCTTTGCGCATCCGGCGCTGGTACAGGACGTCTTTTTTCGGTACAAGGCGGTCATGGATGCGTTGCGGGTATTGGGGGAGGATCTGAACACCTTTGCCATCTTGATGAAGGAGTACCGAAAGACGTTTGACGATCCTGCCATGTACAAGATCCTCCTGACCCAGGCCCTTCTCCGGAAGGAAACAACAGAGACCTGTCTGATGGAACTGCGGACCGAGTGTCTCGATGAGCTGGTGGCCGGACTCGTTTCTGAGCTGTATCCGATCGAAATCCAAGCGGATATCTGTGATTTCTTGCTCAATCTCCAGTATGAAACCATCCCTTCGGCCTACCGCGAAGAGGCGCAACGAGCCATGGGACGACTGTTCCGGGAAGACATGACCTCCTCCCTTTCCTTCTTTGCCAACCGTCAGAACATTCATTCAGAATCCATCGAAGAGAGTGCGCAACAGGTGCTGGAAAAACTTCACGAAACCTACGGTGCCCCCCCCAAAGACGTCGACCCCTACCAGCGTGTCCAGCTCTGGCGCGTCGAGATGGAAGAATGGTCGGCCTTCAAGCTCCTTACTCCGTCTGAACAGACCAAGATCATGTTGTGTATGAATCGCATCGTGTTTGATCGACGATTGTACGGCAAAACTGGAGATCTGTTGGCGGGGATCCTGGGTCTTGTCTGGCGACATGTTCACGCCTCGAGCCACAAGGAGGAGCTTCAGAAGAGATTGCTCGAGGAGCTGCGAGAGGCGAGTGGACAGTGTTCTACGGGTGTGGCCGTACGACTGCTGAATACCCTGTCGGGATTTGACGATTTTATGCTCAAGATCAGCTATCGCGAGGCCATCCTCGCACGCGTGATGCATCATCTGAATCAGAAGATCGGACAGGTAGAAGATCCTGATCAACGCGATCGATTGCTCGAAGAAATGACGGTCTGTCACTCGGATTACATCCATCGTAAAACCTTTCTCGAGTTTTTCCGTCATGAGATCCCGCAACTCAAAGAGACCCTCTACGAAGAATACTCCGAGGTCCTCACTGATACGGATTTTGATCTCTACCTGCGTCAGGCTCTTTTGGTCTATGAAGGCTAGTAACCAACGGTACCAAGAAAAGAGGGATAAAGTTTTTGAACATTTAAAACGCCGGTTTTAAATTTTATATTGTTCTCAATTCTTTCTTTTCATCTATCGACTTTGTAAAAGAGTTGTAATGAAATTCAAAGTGATAGTTCTATGGAACTATGATAATCTTTATCAATTTTTTTTTTTCTCCTAAAATAAAACCAAATGACCCCCTTTCTCAAACTTTTGTTTTCATTCATAATTCTTTCCAGTCATTGCTGGATCATATTCTTATTGGCGAGATTATGGGCCAAGTATCATATGCAGGAACATAATATCCGTCGGACTCAGAATACCACCTGGGATTGTCTCGTGAATTCTTATGACCAGGACCTTCAACATGTGGTCCCGCGTTCTCTTCTAGAGCAGGCGATTACAAAAAAACCGATCGATAACATTCAGGAGTTTATTCGTCGACAAAAACGCAAGGTCACCACTCTATTTTGGACTAGCACTATTGTCATGTTCATTCTGTTTCTTGTGAGCATTCATCTTTGTCTAAGGGGTTGTCAATTCCCACCACCATCTTCGAGTTCATCTTCGAGTTTATCAACATCACCACAAAATTCAGATTTGTTTTGTTGGTTCGTCATTCAAAAACTGTCTATCAATAATAAGATTGGAACCTACGCTGTAGTCTACCTCATTGCTTGTATTTTATTTATCTTGTTAACGGTCATCTTTTGGTATTCAACGTATACGGGGGTATATAGCGCCGATCCTTATCGATTCTACAATCAGGGAGATTATATCGAACACAATAGGAGATGTGAAGGATAAATTCATCATTGAATAGTACAAGGTGGACTTACGTCTTTTCGTATATAAAACGCATCTCCCCATTGTTGGTTCGTTTCCCATTGGGTTTCCACCCGGTATAACCCAAATTTCATCAAGTACTCATCCATGTCTCCCACCAACGCACAATTCTTATATACATAGTCTTTATTGACTTCCGTGTACAAATAATCCACCTTCTTTAAATAGTGTCTCATACCTTGGAGTGCTTTCAATTCTGCGCCTTGAATATCAAGGTTTACAAAATTGAAGTCTAAATTATTGTAGTTTGATAGTATATCGTGAAGTAATTGAGTTTCGGATATAATTTCTTTGGTATACCATATTTCAGGGTAATCGTGGGCGTGTGTTCCTAAAGATAGTATCGAGGACGATTGACCATTGTTGGCGATATGAAAATGTACTTTTTCAATCACGTCAGAAACAATGGCTGTTTCAATCAAGAGACCCGGGTGTTTGTGTCGACAGATCGCCACCTTTTCAGGGATCGCCTCCACCCACAATATTTTTTGAATCGGAACATAACGCAAGTACTGATTCAATTCCTCGCATTCATGAGCACCCACATGCAGAATACCCTTGAAGTGTATTCCATACTGTTTTACCAGGTAATCTAATGAAATCAGCATCTTTATTCAAGAAAATACAAATTTTAGACTTTTTGAACATTTAAAACGCCGACTTTTAATTTATTGGTTTAAGAATCCATTATCATCAGTGCCGTAGCTCACCTAGAAAACGA